AATGCTACTCAGCTTGGTATACCGATAAATGTAGTGGGTGGTGCGGGCCCAAGTGCGGGTGTGGCTAATGTCACGGTAAAGATAGATGAAGATAATACTGCTGCAGATAATGCTTTTGCTGGAGTTGAATCGATAACTAGCAAGGTACAATTAAAAACATTAGCATAGGGATTAAATAATGCCAATACTCGATAGAAGAAATAATCAGTTTGTTGAAGATAAAGAAACAAGAGTATCTGTGGGTATTGACTTTCCATTTGGTAGAGTTCCAAATGGAGATGGGTATTTTAAAACCACCAAAACCACAGTTGAATCTGTTAAGAATAATATTAGACTATTATTAAAAACAGAAAGTGGTGAAAGATTAATGCAACCTAATCTTGGATTGAGATTGAAAAGATTTTTATTTGAACAGATAAATCAAGATACCAATATACTAATAGAAAACGAAATAGTGGATACATTTGAAAGATGGTTGCCCTTTGTTGATTTGAAAGAATTAGATGTTAATACAAGTCCTACAAACACAAATAGGAATCAGATAAAAATAAAAATAACCTTTAGTATAAGAAGAGCACCAGGAACTTTAGAATCGGTTGGTGTTGTATTAGGATAAATTATGGCATATTCAGAAAAACAAAAATACATACCAAGTAATATTAATTATCTTAATAAAGATTTTTCAAGCATTAAACAGGACTTGATTGAATATACAAAGTCATACTTTCCTGATACATATAAGGATTTTAATGAGACATCACCTGGTATGATGTTAATTGAATTAAGCAGTTATGTTGGTGATGTATTAAGTTATTATGTTGATTACAATTATAAAGAAAATGTATTGTCTACTGCTACAGAAAGAAGAAATGTAGTTAGACTAGCTGAATTTTTAGGATACAAGACAAATAACATAACGCCTTCTTTGGTCAAATTAAAAATAACTCATGATGTTGGCGTACAAGGTGATAACAATGATCCTGATTTAAGTAATGTACCTGTATTGGATAGGGGTTTACAAATCGGTTCAAACATAGACTCGAATTTAATTTTTGAAACACTAGAAGAAGTTGACTTTTCAATTTCAGGATCTCCTGATGTTCCTCCAATTGGAGAACCAACTAGTTTCGATGATAATGGATTTGCTACTGGTTATACTTTAACAAGATTTGTAAGTGCTATATCAGGAGAAACCAAAACAAAAACATTTACCATTACGACTCCTACCAAGTTTTTAGAATTAGATTTAAATGAAACTAATGTCGTTGATATAATTGATTGTACCGATTCATCAAATCAAAAATGGTACGAAGTTCCTTATTTAGCACAAGATAGAATTTTAAAGGAAACACACTATACTAGCGACACACTACGAGATACTGGATATAGTCTAGGAGATTTGTCAGATGATGTTTCTGCCGTATCAATACCATACAGTTTAGAATATATTAAAACAAATAAAAAATTTACTAAGAATGTTGATGCCAATACAAACACCACTAAACTTCAGTTTGGAAATGGACTATACAGATATAATGTAACTGGTAGTTCTAATAGTGTTTTTTCTGTAATTGAACAACAAGGTCTGAATCTTGCTGGTGTTCCTGCTACCACTATGAATGCTGCTGTTGATTCTCTCGTTGCTAATAATTCTTTAAACTTAGGTGAGACTCCTGCAAATACCGTTTTAAACATTCGATATAGAGTGGGTGGTGGTGCTGATTCAAATGCTCAAGTTGGTGAATTGACTAATGTATT